TGCCAATTGGGCTAGTATCTACATCAACCCAGCCTGGGACGCCGTGGTCATAATATTCAATGGCTGTATTATCAGTGTTATATCTTAAGTTAATTGCCGGGGAAGTAGGGGTAACTCTTTGCGCTGTTGTCCCTGTAGGTAGTTGTAATCCAGCTACCCCAGGCATTGTGGCGTTATCAGCAAGGCCGACAATGGGGTTAATTGGGTCGGAATTATCAATCACTATTTCGGTTGACGTACCAACTACACTGTCAACTTTACTTGCCCCACTAGAAGCGTCTATATAAGTTTTAAGTGCCGCAGAAGATGAAATATTGTCCGAGCCGGCTGTAGTCATTGAGGAATCATTAATAATTGAGTCAACAACAGTAGATGAGCCTATAGTGAATGTTCCTGGGGTATCAATAGTTGAAGATAAAGAAACTGTAGGGTTCCCACCAACTCCAGTGCCATTAGCAACATCTACCTCACTGGAAGTTCCAGTTAAAGTGCTGGTAGATACCACGCCAGTAGTTGTAGTGCTAGACATAAGCCCAGTACCAAGCGCGCCTAATGCTTGCTCATTATCTAATTGTGAGTTAGCGGTCTGAGTAATAAAAGTTGCATCTTTAGGTGCGACACCTTGAGATGGGATATCAACAGCTACAATCGCAGTTCCGCCAGTGTTTTTAACCCAGCCTTGGTCTACGCCTAAGATTGGCAGGATTCTATCCACGTTCCCAGCATTAGCAACTAGCGTTGGTTCTAAAGTAGCCGACACATTATATCTAGGGCCAACTGATGAATGGTACATTTCGTTTTCTTGCTCGGTCATTGTAGTGCGAGCAAAATCACCATTAAGCATTGTTGGTGTGAAATTAGTATTTATATATAAATTGTCGCGAGTTACTGGAGTATCCCTAGTAATGGTCACGATATCGCCAGTGGTTCTACCGACTGCAAATGTAACTCGAACCGCTAAAGTTCCGCCAACTAGAGTAACTGTATAATTACTGGCGTCTATAAGGTCGTCAATATCACTTGAAGTAGTTCCAGTGCCACGCGCATACACGCGAACGTCACCAATAACATCAGCAGTCCAAGCCACATTAAAGACGGTCTGTAGATTGGTTGCTATGTATTGGTTTAATGGTGTTATGTCGCTAATATCTATGCTCATTAAAATAGTCCTTGAGTTGCGGCTGATTGCGCTCTAGCATCCGCTTTAGTTTTTGGGAGTTCCAAGCCTTCAACAAACTTAGATGATAAATATCTGAGATACCAAGCTTGAGATAATGGTATCAGCTTCATTCCGTTTTTAGCAGTCCGCTCGTCTATTTCGTTGTTCAAATATGCTGATAATAACTTTTGTGCGCCTTCAAATGAACTTCCTGATGGCCCAAGTAACATTCCTGATTTAGCTCGTTGCTGATACTTATCGCCATTCTTATAAAAAAACTGTCCTGAAAGAGCGTTTGCAGTTTCAGCCGCATCATATATATAACCTAACGTTCCGCCATGGCCTAGAGCAGCAATGAATGCGCCGTCTATATTGTAGTCTATATCTTCGCCTCTCGCTAAACGTCTCAAAGGGTCAACCAAAGAGCCAGCGGCTAGAGAAAACATAATAGACATGAGGTCTTTAGCTTCACCATGTTGCAATAATGGAAGGGTGTATCTTGAAGTAGCAGAGAAAACCCAACCTTTAAATAATAGCATCAAATTAGGCATAGGACTGTTTGAGAAAAACGGATTGTCAAGTATTCCACGTTTCAAAATAGTCTCACGCAATGTTCTTTTAATTGCTCGCCCCATCACATTTTTAGCCACATCGTCTGACCAGTCAAACCACCGTGAATTATATGCGCCAAGTGAGCTTTTTTCGCCAGTACTGTTGAAGTTTTTAATGAATTTATCAGCCCATTCTTTAGGGTCAATGCCACTGCGCAATAAGTTCTCAAGTTCAGGCTTTTTTAATGTGCCATCTTTGAACTTGTACATGTATTCCATGATCTTACTTTGGGTCATGTGAGCTGACATTGCTTGAAGCTGGTTATCTATATAAGTTGTTCCGTAGAAATTACCAGAAAGCTCAGCTAATTTTTTCATGCCTGTAGCAGTTTTACCTAAATATGAGTCATCTTGAGCCACCAAAGGGTTAAAATTCTTTTCCATATGGCCAGCTAGAATGTGTTCAACGGCTAAATTCGCATGAGCAGCATCTTGTTTCCACTGGTGGGCAAATTCACCTTTAAATCCAGTAGCAGCAGATTTCAATAATGGAACTAAGCCATCTCTTAAATATCTGTATATGCCATTTTTAAGAATCAAACCACCCATATCAGCAATCTGACTTAAAGGAACTGCGCCTAAAAGTGTTGAGATAGTAAAGTTTCTAACAATACCTGTCATTTGCTGCGCTCTTAATGAGCCAGTAGTTTTACCCATTAAAATGTCATATGAGTGTTCAGCAAATGATTTGGCACTTTTAAACTGAGTATCTATCTTAGCTAAATCTTTATTCAATTGGTCAGGCTTAGAATTGGCTTTTGCAAATAATCGCTTATCCTTACGCTCTTCCACAAGAAGTCTGGAAATATATTCAAGAGGTGATTCGTTATGCAAATCAGGAAATACTTCACGCATTGCCGAAACTTTTCCAAGCGTTAAATCGTATGTCGCAATGTTGCCTGATAAATTATTTGATAAAAATCCTGCGTCATGAAGAATGTTATCTGGAATCATTAAAGTTCTAGCTTTCATTGAGCTGGCTTCGGTCTGAGGAACCAACTTTGCCATGATAGAAGCATTCACTTGCTCAGGAGTATGGCCGGTAATTGTTTCACCCCAACTCTGAGCAGCACCAATTCTTGCATCGTCATCTTCAAATATTTTCCGTAGGACTGGCGCATCTTCTTCTACATTTCTTAATCTAGTAAAACCAGTCTCAGGGCTTTTAATAAATAATCTTTCTGGAATTAAACCTTCTTGAATTAATCCTGAAAGTTCGGCTTGCTCATTCATTAATTTAGTTGCGTCGATATCTCTTTTAGTGATCGCAGCATCCAAATCTTTTTCTGCATTCTCTAATATCTCAGTATTTTTAGCAGTTGTTTTAGCAGTCTTAGATTTCTCAATACTTCTCTTAGCGCGAGCAATTATATCTCTTAAATCTGTAACAGCTTTTTGAGATAGGCCAGCTTCTTTTTTTATAACTTCGGTAGCTTCATTCAACTGGTTAATTTCTTTTACGTCATCAGTAGATAAAACATTTCTTTTATCTAATAGAATAGCGTGGTCAGAATTATCTCGAAGCTCATCATTTAAGTCTTTCTTAAGCTGTGAAATCTTTTTGCGCTGTGCTTCAATCTTTAATGCTTGTTGTGCTTGGTCGGCAGGCACTAACTTTTTAAACTCCAGCATTTCTTGAAGTCTTTCGTTAGCCGCATCAACTGGCGCATGAAGTTTTGAAATTTCTGCATCTTGCTCTTTTAAATGATTGGTTATTGTTGTAATCCATTTATCTTCAAACTGAGAAATAGCATCAACATCATAATTTTTCATTAAGTAAGCGCGAGCTGTAGCCGGTGGTAAATAACCTTCTGGAAGATCTAAAGCTTTCCTAAATCTTTCCCATGTTGAGTCAAGATGTTTCCTAATTTCAGCAGCTATATTATTGGCAGCTTTACTAGAAGTTGGCTCTTCATTAATTATTATACCTTGAACTTTATGTTTGAATTCAGCTAGTGATGTATATCCATCGGCATTTATTTTTTGCTGAAATGCTTTAGCTCGTCTAACACCCTGAGTACTAGAATCAATTCCTAACTCTTCATACCAAGCACCTTTAATCTGGAAATCCATCATTTTAGAAGCATGACGGATATCTAAAATCAGTTCCTCGGCATTCGCGCCTCTAGCAATTCCTTTTTTAACACCTTCAATATTTAATGAGTGATCGACAATCTTGTTAGTCCACATTCTGATTGTGCCGTAAGAATGGTTTAGCCCTCTAACTACGGGGTTCAATTTAGTAAATAGATTGCCTATAACTGGGATCGCAAAAGCACCTTCCATCACTAATGAGTTATCAAAAACCTCTTGCCATTTATCAACTACGGCAGCAGAAACACTTTGACCTTTAGATGGAACAACTGTGTATGTGTTTTGGAATATGCCGTTTTTAATGTTTGGCTCTATTGTTACACCTTCATTAACAGCATTTAAAGTTTGCTTGCCACGATACATCTTGTAGCCTTCAAAACCTTTACCTAAGCCAATCCCTGCGCCTAGTAATGCGCTGCCAAATATTGTGTCTCTCATAGTGTCAAATGCTAGGTCTGAGACATCAAAACTGTCATGACCAACTTGTGTGGCTGCTTCGTGCGCAGCCGCAGAGATAGCTAAACTGGGGGCGACTCTAGCTGTGTTCGCTAGTACTCTACTACCAAGATTTGCATATTTAACTGTAGCAGCAAATGGAATCAAACTTGATGGGCTTAAAACTCCGCCCCCAATACCACCGATTAAAGTAGCGGCAAAAGAACCATTAGCGTAAAACTCGTCATCATGTTCTTGACCACGAATTGACTCAAGGATTTTTTGTTGATCATCTGGGCCAGTAGCATTTGCTAATCTCCCCCAATATTTCTCATTTACTGTCTTGAATAATTCAAACTTATCATCAACTGGACTCCAACCGTCAGGAGTTTCTTCTGCTTTATGTGAAAAAGTATGTGCTAAAGCTGTTCCAACATTAATAATTTCATTAGTATCGGCGGCAGCGTGAGCCAAAGTCCTAAAAAACCCCGGTTTATCGACAAAATCAGGGGTTTTTAGGGGTGAAGTCTCCGGCATTATCGGCATAGACTTAAGATTGTTCTCAATTTCCATTGGGATATGTGGATTTACTTTATCGTCTTCGTCATCTTTTCCTAGTGATAAATCAACTTTAATAGAAGCCATTATTCAGCTCCCTCAACACTTTCACTAGCCTTTTGGATTGCACTTGCTGTAAGATCAGCACGCTGGCGAGATAAAAGGTCTCCATATTTATCAGACCAATGTTTCTTGTTTTTGAGCTTTTCAAATCTTTCTTTAATGGTATCGCCTGCTGATTCTGGGTGAGGATTTAAGGTAAAGTACACATCACCTAGTACTTTTTGATTAGGGATATAGTAAAAGCCATTAATTGTTGCAGATGTAGCGCCCACGAATGGCATGGTTGAGCCTTTCTCATTAGTGCCTAGCAAGTCATAACCACCGATTATAGGAATTGATGGGTCGGTGCTTTGACTCATAAACATACCGGCTTTTGTAGATATCTTGTGCTTTACTATATGGCCATCTTTGTAAATTTGGTCCATTTCAACTTGACCAGAATTATTGAAATCTTTAACGATTTTCCTATTCTTTTTCAAAGCAACCCAGTAGGCGTGCTCGTCTGGATTTGTTTCATCAAGTTCAGCTAGATTTTTAGAAGCTTGTATTGCTGCTTTAATGTCAGGGCTTTTAGTGATTTGAAACTTAAAATCTGATTTACCTTCATCAAACATTTTATTTGTAGCAGCAAATTGCTCTGAAAGCTGCTCGGCTACATCGGAATTTATAATGGCTGTTGAAGAGTCGGAAACAGGAATGCCAACAGTCCTTTCAACTGGGAATCTTACGAATTGGTCTTTGCCATTAAGCTTTGTTTCACCATAAACTTTACCTATTTGACTTTTTGTAAGCTTTTCCGCTGCGCTAGGACTCATAGTTAATTTTAAATTTTCATTATATTTACGCTTAACCTGTAACCCGAATTCAAAAGGAGAATTTAATTCTTTCTGATTAACTCCAATCAAATTCAATGCGAATCCTAATGATTGGCCATTAGTTTTGAAGTGCTCGCGCTGAGCATCCTTAACTAGATTAGCTGCGAATTCTTTATCATCAGTAGTTTTGCCGTTAATAATTTGCTTAGCTTGTTGAGCGGATAAATTTACATCACCATTAGCGTCTAATTGGTCAGCAAAAACTATCATTGTGGCTTCAGCTTTTGTGCTTATTGGTAAATTATCTGGGTGGTTTTTATGAATATTTGCATAAGTCTTGCCAGCTTCAAGCATTTGCTCACCGTTTCCAGATAGCAATTCCTTGTTTATCATTTTTGTGTAGCTGGCAACCGGCCCCGCAGCGTGCATGATTACTGCTTGCTCAGCCTGGCTTCTAGTATACAAAGGTTCATTCGTAATGGGGTCTATATGAGACTCCATTATATTGTTTACTGATTTTTCAAATGCCTTTGTAATATCTGCTTGCTTGTATTTTGAAAATTCTTTTGTTGACCAATTAGAGGTAATCTCTGAAATCAACTCTCTATCTTTATTGATTTTGGTTTGTCTAATTATGTGCTTAGACAAGAAGCCTGAGAACTGAGCAGGAGTGGTTTCAGCCTCAAGTTGAACCAAATCAGTCTGAGTCAGCATGCTATTTTCATCTTTCAAGTTCATAGACGCTAAAAGTGATTGTCGCTCACCTTTTTTTAAACTCTCAGATAGATTAACGTTTGTTGAAACGCTTTTTTTAACTTCTTCCCATTCTTTGTAATTCAATTCATCAGGTTTGTTAGTTGATAAATCAAACAAGAATTCATCAAGCTTGCCGACATCTCTAGCCCTAGAGGCTAAACCGTTATACTGACCTTTGTGAAGAGCAAGTAAAGCCTGTGAATTATTAGCTGCGTATTGCTTGCTACTAATAACACCGTTAGCTAAATTGGCTTTATTTAAATCTAAAACGCTTTCAAGTTCTTGGGCTGCGCCATCTAAATTTAATGCGGATGCGAACTCATAAATGGCGATAGTGGATTCGTTATTAGCAGAAGCTTGTTTTGCTCGGCTAGCCGCTCTCTGCTGACCAAGCATTTTAGTATTCAAACTGCCATTAATCTGTAGCATTGAATTATTGTAATGATTCTCTAAATTCTGTCTTACACCTTCTGGAGCCAAATCAAAAATTGGTTGGGCACCTTTTGGCATATTTTTATTAAATGTTGCTAGGGAATCCGGTGTAAGAGTACCAAGTTTATTTAATTCAAATTGACCGTTAGATAAAAGCTCGCTTATCTGTAAACCTAAAGTTGCTTGAGACTGTGCTTTATAAGATGCGTTGTAATGTGCTTGGCTTTCAGTAAAAGCAGGTAGAACGCTACCTGATGGGTTCTTCCCGTTCTCATAACCCATGTGCTCAGAAAAAGAATTAGAAGCTGCCTGAGCCATCTTTGACCCCATCTGCCCCATAGTATTTGCAGAAGCACTGAAATCATTCATAGATTTTTGGAAGTCTGTAACGCCAACTCCCGACCCTGCACTTGTAGTTCTAGTAAGCGGTTTTAAATCTTCGGTAGCCATTATTTATTCCTATATTAAACTGGTGTCATTCCAAAACCGCTTCTTGTGCTTTGCGAGGAACCGGAAGATTTAGGCTGGTTTCCAAAACCCGTAGCCACAGACGAAGCAGTATTAAATATTCTTTTAGATAATCCAGTTTTTAATTCTATATCTTTAGAAGTAGTCTGCAATTCATTCATTAAACTTTTGCCATGTAATGAAGCAACTGTAGCATCTAAATTAAGACTTCTCATATCTTCATCTTTCTGGGCTATTTGCTCAGACTCTTGTCTGACAAACATTGAACTACCAGCGCTAATACTTGTTCCTCTAGCATTTTGAACAGCAGCCATATGGCTAAGATTCTTTCTTAAAGCAATCATCTCGTTTACTGATTCATCTTTAGCTTTAACATTTGCAAATTCTAAGTTTACATCAAGTTCAGCTTGGTTTAATCGGCCAGCTAATTGATTAAATTCTCTTTGAGTGTTAGTACCAAAAAAATCAACTATTGTTCCACCGATGCCCATTGCTACTAAAAAAGAAAGCGTTACAGGGTCCATATCAAACCTCCACTTTGTAATATATGCCGATTAATTTCATATCAAACGCCGAGGAATGAGTTATAGAAATCGAGGTGTATTTAAATTCATTCCAGCCTTTCATTAATGACATTTGAAATGTGCCAGTAACGGGAGTTGGTGGAGTACCAAAATCTACTTCTTGAAATGTTTTTAAAGCAATTGGTATCCCATTTACTTCGCCATCAAACGTATTGCTGAACATAAACTGAACGCTTCTAATATGCTTTGGCTCAACAACATTTGAAGTTGAAGAGTTATTACCCATAGCGATAGATAATGGCATAGGTTGTATTGCTACATTTATTGGGAAGCCTGTATCAACTATTGATACGGTGGCTGCAACGCCATGAGCAGTGTAATAAACATTATTATTATAACCAACAGATGAATATCCATAACCATCCCCATCAGACGTAGTTTCTTGCCCATTAAATCTAGGCACACCAGTTATATTACCAATGGCCCCGCCATTATATTTAGTTGCACAATCAGTTCCAGAATCAAAATCTAATTCTTCAATAATAAAACTGGTAGCTAATGGATAGCTAGTTACCGTTGAAGTTGTTCCGACTGCTGAAATTTCATATCTATTTGTATCTGCTATAGCATCTACTTTTGATGCGTAAATGGCAAACTCAGTAGTTGATATTCCAACAATCCAATAATGCAGGCTTACTTCAATTTGTGGAACAGTAGTCGGTAAGGTTCCAGTAGTTGCAAACGTTGCTTGAATAACTGCGCCAATGGTTAAAGATAAAGCAGTGCCATCAATTGTATTAACTTCGGTAGCATTAATAGCTGTAATTGCATCACCAGCGACACCAACTGCGGCCAATTGCCTTTCCATTAAAAACCAAGCGCGCCCATCAAAGTTGGAAGTAACTTGACGATAACTAGCTTCGCCATAAGACTGCTCGCCATAACTATTAGTCCAGCCTGATATCTCTTCTGAAATCATGGTCTGATAAATTGCTAGCGAACCATCTTCGTTAATTACCAATAAATATCTGCTGCCTTGAGCAGTTAAATCATTAAAAGGTGCCATGTCAACAGGGCTTCTAATTACTTGCTCATTCATAGCGGAAATCATTCTTGATGTGTATGAATAATTGCTACCCTGCCACATCATTGAATATGCGTCATTGCCTGACATTAGAATTATCTGATTATCAATTGATACTGGTGATGCAACTCCAGCAGGTGTTGAATCTTGCAAAGACAAAGAAAAGTTAGTTGGGGTAACAGCCACATCAAGAGTTAATGGTGTAGAGTAAAAACCATTATTAGTATGTACAGCTAAACTTCTATAAGGAGTCAAGTGCTCAATTGTGTTTAATTCACCGCTAGTAGGATAATAGGCAATTGCAGCATCGTCATCAGGTATTATTTCTGAGAAATCCTCGAAGTCATTAATCGCTGAAAGCCAAAGACCATTCGGTAAAAATTCCGAATTAGCAAACACAGCTCTATTTTGGAATGAAGAGCATTTGGTTGGGAACTTTCTTGTAGCGCTCCAAGCAGGCTCAGCTAGAGAACAAAAGTCACCTGTCATTCCTGCGATTGCGGCAGCCGAAAAAACTTTCAATATCTCGATTACTAATACAGTAGTTGATGTGTACCCAGTAATTCTAGCAACCCCAGCGCCCTGAACAAATGCTCCTCCTACCCAAGCTGTCGTAAAGAAGCCGGAGCCAGTGCCAGACGCTGTAAGTGTCGCAGCTCCAGGACCAGGTATATTTACTGCGAAAGTAGTTGGATTATAGTCAACCTCTTGGAAATCAAATACTGGTTCATTTTGAAAAACTACAGGGGTATATAGCCAAGCATTTAAAGCTATATATGTACCAGTCCCAGCGCTAGCCACTTCATATGGATTAGTTCCAGCTTTTGCATCAGTAGCGCTTCTAAAAATCTGAATAGTTGTTGTAGTAATTGCTTTAGAAAAATACGTATGGTTAATAGATATAATTGGTGAAAGCAATGGCACTGTAGCAGTAAATCTGCAAGGCAATATTTGCCCAACTACCTGAGCAACAGCAATAGTTAACGTTTTATTTGGCGCGCTGAATCCACTAATAGCACTTGGTGTGCTGCTTCCACGCTTTATTTCACTAGGAATAACTCGGCCAGTACATATCCTAAAGCGATCTTTTAAAATTGTGCTATCTAGTCTAAGAATATCTTCAGCTGTAATGCCTGTTGCTAGAATTGTGAAACACAAAGTCCCTTCAAGATAGATGTCAATTTCATCTGGTCTTACAATCAGGATATAAACACATTCAGCTAAATATTGAAAAGAAGCAAAATGAACTTGGTCTGATGAAGTGATAGCTACGTCAACAGTGTTCAAATACTCTGTGCCGAATCTCTTGCAAGCAGCGCCTTGAGGGAAAGTAATAATATTTTTAGCTAGTTTTAATCCGTCAAAATATGCTTTAACTGTAGTTCGAGCATACATTAAAGGCGATAATTCACCCTTGCTAAAGTTATCTTGAGTCCATAACGATAAAGCCATTATTTAATCCTTAACTGAAATTACTATTAAGACCTGCAATAGCCCTAGAACTAAGCATAGGAAAATCTACCTGACTATTCTGCGGCCTATTTTGTGCGTCTGCAGCAGCAGCCATACTTAAAAGCAATGTCCGTTTAGCTTCAATTGCGTTGTAAAATTCTGGTTTTTGAGCATTACTCAGACTTAAATAACCTGCTATTTCATGTGTGAAGTAGTGCCAAAAGTATAATGGTATTAATTCAGGCAGTGGTTGGAAAACATATTCCATGTAGAAATTGCCTGTAATGTTTGAATAGATTTTTTTATTCTCGAATATTTCCCAATCATAAGACTGAGGGATTACTCGGATAGTTTTGATGAAATCCGCAGGAAGGCTGTAAACATATTTCCAAGGGATATCAGCTGGAAGGGTCGCAACCGTCAAGGATAGCTGCTGTATTTGCACAGCGAACCTCCAATTGCTCTGAGACAGAACGCTTGGCAATAATAAGTTGTAAGCCTGTTCAGCGGCTACTACCAAGTCGTCGGCCTCGTCTAAAGTTACGATTGGGGCATGACCAAGTATTGATATAGCATTACTAATAACTTGAACTTTGCTTAAGCTCATTGGTCATGCTCCTTTTGTATGTTAATATGCCAACCTCAAAGTCTAGGGTAGCTCCCGAACTGATTAGAAACACACTAGTCTGGCTTTGATTAATCTTGTGTATACTGGTGAGTATAAATGACAATTCAATGTAATGCCCATTTTTGTGAAAGTTCCCGTAGTCGTAACCACGCATGGTGCGGTGTACATCGTTGGGAAAGAGATAAATATAAAATAAAACCTTATAAGCAAATTCTTATCTTCACCAAGCCAAAACCCAAAAAGAAACCACTCTACTGTCCTGTACGACAAAAAAAATATAATGCTAAGCAAGCTTCAAAACGTCAAGAGCAAAGAGCAATTAAACGTTATAATGTAGATAATATTCTATATGAATCAATCTTAAAAAAACAAAATTCTTCATGCGCTATCTGTGGCGTAAAATCTAACAAAGAGCATTGGGCCAATGATAAAGCCCAAAGATTTGATATTGACCATTGCCACAAAACAAATATTATACGTGGTCTTCTTTGTAGAAGATGTAATATATTTATTGGTTACATAGATAAAGATGTTTCTGTTTTAAAAAAAGTTAAAGAATACCTAGACCCCTAAAGGTCTAGGATTAAACAATACTACACGCTTGGAATCTTTTTGTACCAAATATGAGCAACTAGGGCTGAATCGCCCGTGGTGAAAGCTTGGGTCACATTCGATAAATATAATCCCTTGTTGACCGATGTAGAGAAAGGTTGGTCAACAACACCAGCATTTAAAGCAAAAGCTTCACTTACTGTGCCTTGGAAGGTTGCAGCAGCTAAAGTTGTAGAAGCTATAACACCAGCGCCATTCGCAGTTGAGTCATATTGTACAGCAAGCACACCACCAGCAGCATAAGCATTGGCATTATAAGTCATCAACAATTGAACTCTGTCTAATACTAATAATGTATCAGCACCACCAGCAGCAACTAATTCAACCGGAGTAGCATAAGCGCCGTTGAAAGCAGCAGCACTAACAGGAACAGCAACATACTTAAGCAACAATGGTGACATTTTAGATGATGTAATAGAATCAGCAGCAACAGTTGCTACACTAGCAATAGTAGTTGTGATTGTTGCAGCTTCTCTATCTACAGTAGCTACGCTTAAACGTTGAAGAGTATCGCTACCTTGGCAGTCTAAAAGGTCGCCAACAGCTAAATCATATACTGCACCAGCGAAATAATCTGCACCAGCAATAGCGGCAGAGTTATCACCTGCGCTGCGATATGAAAATACAGCAGGAGCATTATATAAAACGCCATCTACTGAAACCGCACCCGTGTTCATTGCGTCGGACTGTCTAGCCCAGTTATCTTTATTAAAAGACATGATGTATCTCCTTAAGCAGTTTCATCACATTGGATTTTTTGAACACCACGGTTATCAATAACAACCGCACCCATTGAGAACACACCATTAACTAACCAGCTTACTTTCTCTGGGATGTAGTTAATTTCAGTTCTAAAGTTATGACCAATACCTGCGCCAACACCCATTTTCTGCCAAGCAAAAGCATCACGGATATTACCAGCTTTAGGTAAACCGCCCTCTGTCATTGCTGGGATGATTACTAAGTTGAAGCCTAAGTATTTACGAGCAACAGCAGCATCAATAACATGGTTAGCTGTGAAATCTATGTTAGTGAATTCTTGCGCGGCTAATAAAGCACGGAAGTTACTTGCACTCATTGCTACATAACGCTCTTCTAATGGCACGCCATTATCTTCGAACTGCTCAAGCATTTGTGTGAATTTAGCGTAAGTGAAGTTAGTGCCACCGTTAAGGATAGTTGAACCAACGTCAGCAGCTAAAGCATCAATACAAATCTGATCACTACGACGGCCCATAGCATCAGCTACTAGCATAGCGCTTTCCATTTTTGAATCAAAGTTTACTGTCAATTCTTGAACTGTATCAATTGCTATTGGAGCAGTGAATTTACCAAGAGTTGCAGTTGCTTTAACGTAGCCAGGGTCTTGAGCTGTAACAGCTTGTTGATAGGCAGTTGGTGAAGCTATGATTTGACCGACTTTACGGAAGTCTACGGCTGAACCAGTAACGTCATAACGCATACGCATAGAATCTCTTAATAGAAACCCTTTTGAACGATATTCAGCCTTAACTAAGGCGTCATATTCTGTTTGTTGTACTGCTGTCAATGAGATAGACATAATTGTCCCCTATTAGTTAAATGAAATTTATTGCTAACAGGGCTTGTATAGATGTGAGTTTGCCGAGAACGGACTCGAAGACAAGTTGTCCCTAAGTCCTAGGTTCAGAACTTGTATATATACATTCTAAACCTAGATTGGAGAAAATGAAACTTTTTTTGCTATTTATCTGCGAACATGCTAGATGAGGCGGCGCTTGCGCGTTCAATTTTTGATTGAATTTCTTTGCGGTAACTAGGATTGGTTTTATATTTAGCTAGATTCTCCATCATTTCCTGCTGGATATCTCCAACTGTTATCGCATTGTTAGATACGGCATCAGTATTACTAGGAACCATAGTATTTCCATCCATTAACATTGAGCGAATTTCTTCCATAGCCACAACTGATTCCGCTGTATCCATATTATTAGAAAGAACTTCAAATGTTTTTTCTGAGAAATTAGACTTAGCCCAATTATTCAGGACATCTAATCTTTCCTGGCCGTCATCACCAAGCTTAGCAATTTCAGCTTTGTTATCAACTTGCCCTTCTTGCATAGCTAAAGTTGCTGCTCCAAGAAGGTTATCAATCACATCTTGAGAAACATGCTTGTCTTTAGCAAACTGAGCTGCCTCTTTTAATGGTTCAAATTCTGGGTCAAGCCAAGACTTAGCAATATCAAAATTATATTCTTTAGGAGCTGAGCCAAGCTTCTTCTCTAATTGATTATAACTTTTAGCTGCATCTGCTACTGACTTGAATTTAGATGCTAAGTAATCTGGTCTTTCACCTACTCCGGCTGTGTTATCATCCCAATGCCAAATTGCTTCTTCTTGAGGGGCTGGTGCTACACTATCTACTGCTGGGTCTGTACCAGATAATTCATCAGTCATCTTTGTTGTTCTCCGTAGCTATTCGCTGTCTGTGGGATGCTATACAAGTTTTAATAAATCTAAATGCTTCTTTAAATCCCTCACAAAACACAACATCTTGACTGTAATTTTGTGAGTTTCTGTTAGCTAAGGCTGGGATAAGAAATCTTTCTTCAATTTCTTTTGCTAAGATTTTCCCAGGTGGAGTCTCAAAAACTTGATAAAATAGCTTATCAATTTCCTGAACCTCTGGCTTGTTTTTAAGATCTCTTATGCTGTCATTATAACCATCAAAATAATTCTCTGATTCAAACTCACTCTTAGGCATTCGGTGTTCCTTGTTGTGGTTCTTGCTGGCCTTCCGATTGAGTTAAGGCTAGCTGAGCTTTAGCCATATCTTCAGCATTTTTCATAACTTCATCTTTCGTGAATATGTATCTAGGGTCTACTTGAAGTTGCTCGGCTGCAAGCCACGGCATCTCTTTTGGGTTAATAATAAGTCTTGCCGCTTCTTCACCCAAAGTTCCCTGTAAAAATCTAATATAGTTTCCAAGCTTCTCAACATCATCAACACCTTTTGCCAGTGCTAAGGGAGATAGGTACTTAAACTTAACTAATTTACCGTCAATTCTGGGTCTTGGGAGATGACCAGATTTATTCAGTAAATAAGAGCACCGCTCAATCAATGGCTCTAAAAACTCATGTTGGAGCCTGGAAAATAAAGGCCCAATTTTTTTAGCAAGGTTCTGCTGTTTCATTAACAATTCTGTAGCTGTTTGCGGCTGAACACCCTCTTGTTTAGAGTGGTCATCAGAGTACATAATCGTTTTAATTTGTGACCTTAAATCCCCAATTGTTAACTGTGCAAATTGCGGATTACTGGAATCTGGCAATGGAGTTAAAGGAAAGACTCCGCCAGCTCCAACCGGTGCTATTGGTATTACTGTAAATGGCTTTAATTGAAAGGTATGCGGATTGAACACACCGTCACTAGAGGCCATATAAGGACGAAAAGTATTCAAGTTAGCGCTAGCTAGTTCAATTCTTGCCATCTCTTGTAGAGAAATTGCGCTTGGTAATGCGTCCATAACTGGTCCGCGACCCCAAACTTCGTTATTTGTTTTCTGGAATCTCCAAACAATCGCTGGATTTGACTCTAATTCCTCAAAAAATAACGGCGCTTCATCAGTCCAAACCGAATAAACATACTGCTTTTTAGAGTCTGGAAAGTAAGACACGCCTTCATATACTTTAGCTATCTTAGCATCACTATTTTCCCTTAAAGCTTGGAGCATCTCTTGTGTCGGTACTGCTTTTTTCCATCTAGTCTGCAACTCGGATATTTTAATGTCATCCCAAGTTCTAAACCATGTTTCAACTTTACCGTTTAACGCCTCCGCTATCGCAAGCTTGTCTGCCGGTATAGATGTAAATAGCAATGGCTTTTCGTCAGTGAACTGATTTACTACTAAGCAACCAGTGCTAATCGATAAATCAAAGAAGCTTTCATTTACTGCGACATCAAAATTAGATGAATGTATATACTTAAACAGCTTTCGCATGTACGTGTCAACATCTGCTTGTGCTTCTGATATATCATCTTCATCAAATTCTTCAGCCAACCAGTCCGAATCCACTTCAAGAAATCCCCATTGTGTTTGCGGTGGAGTCATTGCGTCTTGTAGTTTTGATACGAAAGTCTTTGTCGATTCCGGCAGAGTTGTATCATATAAACGAGTGTTCTTTTGCTCGCCTTGCTGCTCTTTAGGTTTATAAAATCTATTCCTAAACGGCACTGCGTTGAAATAACATGCTTCCAATAAAGAAGACCATAAATCAGCATCAACTTTTGCAGACTTATACCTCTTCTTAAATTCCTGAAAAAGTTCTTTTGACATGATTTTTGGCCTCGAATTTATTAACCCAAATGCTCGCGCACATCTTCACCAGCTTCGTTTAGAAAGCCTGATTTTTTAGTTCCGCCACGCATTCTTCGGGTTTTATTTTTACTTAATCGATTCTCTTCAAAAGTCTTTTCTTTTTCAAGCTGGTCAGCTTTATCTTTAGCGTCTTTTTTTAACTTTTCAAACTCATTAATCTGTCTATCAGCTCTATCCCTAGCTTCTCTGCGCTCGGAACTATGGGTTATATTATTATCTATAAATTTACTTAGCCAACTCATATCTATTTCCTTTTTATATGGTTATATGTATATAAATCACCTTATTATCCCATTCTTCCTCAGGAATGTATCTATCTACATACTTAATAATGTATGGGATATTAACCTGTTTTCGAAGTGCCCTCAATTGGGATAATATTGTCTGCATTATGTCTTCCCATTTTCTCTAAATCATTTTTAATGGTATCTACTTCAAGCTGCATCTTAAATGTTTCAAATGCCCTGGTTCCAGCGCCGATGGATTCCATCAGTAATTTATATTCTGTAGCTGTGAACTCACCTTCTGTAGCCTGTTTCGTTAACTGCTGAAACATTTCGTAAGGATTGGCTTTGTAGTTAACGCCTAGTCTAATTCTAGCTGACTTCCCAAGATTAAATCTTGATGAGCCAGTTATTTTCCAATGGTCAGCATTAAATTCTGGGTTATCTTTATTAAACTTGCCTTCTTCTTCCCAATTGCTTTGAGCCACCATAACCGCTAGTCGGTGACAGTCATCAAAAGTTGAATGTCTTCTGGTCCAATCCCAAAAAGTTGAGTCGCCAATATTTACTTCTTTGCAAAATGTCGCTACTGAACCTTCTTCGTTGAAAATTTTTATCAGTAAAACACAGTGTTTTTCTTCTTCGTATTTAGTGCCACCTTTGGCTATTTGCTTGTATGCTTTTCTTGCATTGAAAACCGGTTTCGTCATGGCACGTCCTGAATGTGTTATCATTACCGTATAAGTATATGCGTTATCTGGGGATTTACAAAGTATGATTAATGTGAAGCAGTTCAAGGAATTTATTATTACGCCCGCTTTGTCAGCGCTGCAAAAATATTCTGACGACGCAGTTGAGCTTCTTTTGTTCACATGCGCCGCTGAAAGTAACGGTGGAACTTATGTTCACCAGATTAATGGCCCAGCTTTAGGCGTCTTTCAAATGGAGTCATCCACGCACCAAGATATTTGGGTTAACTATATATATGGTAGCGGCTCACTCTCTACTATTATCAATCTTAATTTTAATACTAATGGTCAGGTCGATGCCGAACGTATGATTTACGATTTAAGATACGCAGCAATTATGGCTCGATTGCTCTATGCTAGATTTCCAGAAGCTCTGCCAGATAGAAACGATGTTAATGCTATGTACGATTACTATAAAAAGTACTACAACACTCCAAAAGGCAAAGCAACTAAAGCTGAATCTATAAAGAAATACAAAGCTTTCATTAAAGATCTTTAGGTTTAGCCCCGAATTCATACCCGTCATTAATTGATATCTGGCAAAAACAGCATCCGCACATTATTGTTGCCACGTGTTTTGAGGCTGGGCTTATATTCCAAGCTATAGGCATCCAATCATGACCCCTGTTGCCGTTTGAGCAAATCATACCCTTAGTGTCTTGAAACTTCTTTTTGCGTTTTGCTAGCTGTTCTTCGTGGTTCATAATCACCTCTATTTAATGGTCTTACTCCCCCAGGGGAATATTGGGAGAAACCCAGGAGAGTAAGAACCCCACAATACCAAAAAGTCAAGCAGAAGTTAACCCCAGCTTTCAGTAAACACCCTCCCAGGATTCAGTAAACGGCGGTCTGAGAATT